ATGGATGCGGAGGATTCCGCCTGCATGTCGCTCAAAGGCGAGGAAATCGAAGCTCTTGGCTTTCACGAAGGGGGCGATAGCTTCAACGCGCAGTTATGACCGCCACGGCGTGAGAGCTCCACCCATTCCAATAATGACTGCGACAGCGCTACGCGCGGCCTGGAACCGTCATGCAACAGCAGTTCGGGCCTCTGGCCCGGACGAGCCGTTGCATCACAGGCTCAATGACCGACGCCGCTGTCACACCTGGCCGCTCCTGGCGATAGCTCGAGACTCGCGGCCTTTACATGATTCAAGGTTCCACAGCGGGAACATTTGATCTGGAGCTCAGTAAACTCGCCCACTCGAGCGAGAAGTCGATTGCAACTTCCACATCTGCATTCTTTTAACATCTGCAAATCCATTTGATTATCTGCCTGACACCATTACGGGAACACCCATATAGTACAATATAGGAATACCCATTTGCAAGCTTATGGGAACCCCCGTAATACTGGGCGGATGGAATTTAAAGATCGACTCAAAACAGCTCGTCGCCACGCCCAGCTCAATCAAACAGAGCTCGCTGAACGTGCCGGCCTGACCCAAACCTCAATCTCCGACCTGGAACGTGGCAAATCGAAGGCCACGGCCTTTGTCGCCCAGATTGCCTCGGTATGCGGCGTTTCCTCCATGTGGCTCGCTGAAGGCGTTGGAGAAATGCTCAAGGCCGCGGATACCGCATCGGCACGCACCCAGCCAAGCGTGCATTTGGACGATATCGAGACCTGGGACGATGCGACCCCGCTCGATGACAACGAGGTCTACGTCCCCTTTCTTCACGAGGTGGAGCTGGCTGCAGGCTCGGGCCGGTTTGTCATCGAAGAAAGCGATACCGCCCGGCTGCGCTTCTTCAAGAAAGATCTGCGTCAGAACGGGGTGCAGTTCAACAACGCCAAGTGCGTGTCGGTCAGCGGCAACAGCATGGTCCCGGTGCTGCGCGACGGCGCAACCGTTGGCGTGAACGTCGGCAGGAATACCCTGAAGGATGTAGTCGACGGGGAGATGTATGCACTCAACCACAATGGCCAGTTGCGCGTGAAGCAGGTTTACCGTTTGCCGGTCGGGCTGCGCCTGCGCAGCTTCAATCGGGATGAACATCCGGACGAAGACTATAGCTTCGCCGAAATCCAGGAACAGCAGATCTCGATCCTGGGCCATGTGTTCTGGTGGGCGATGTACTCGCGATGATTGCCCGGGGCTGGCTGGCCGGGATAGGCCGACAACCTCGTCGACAGGAGTGTTCAGTGATGCGTAATCTGCGTGGCCTTGTCTTGCTTGTCGTCGCTGCGGCTTCGGTCTCGGCTTGCACCACACAACTGACGGAAGCAGGAAGGCAGGTCGATCTGGTGACGGCCTCCTCGGCACAGGCCTGCAAGGTTCTGACGGCATTTACCGTGAAGGGCTCCTCCAATGGGGACGCGCTGAATATGGCCTTCAATAAAGCAGCCGAACTTGGCGCCGACAGCATGAGCGTCGTCAACGTCGGTAGCGCCTCCGACATACAAGCCGCGGCCTTGAAATGTCGTCAGTGACAGGCCTTCCATGAATCTCGCCAGACCGAACCGGAAACAGCCCTCCATCGAACACTGGCAAACCCGTCATCCAGTTCGCCAGCAAACCACAATCGAGGCCTCAGCCCATGCCTAGAAAAGAGCCGGAGGATGCCAAGGCAGTCACTGCCGCCGATATCGAGCGCTCCATCCAGGCCTTGAACAAGATGGCCGAGCGCCTCTGGGGTCAGGGTCGGGAAACCGAGGCACAAGCCTTGCTCAATGCCCTGGACGCACTCAACCGAGCGCTGGACCGAATCAGGATTGGCGAAAACCGGCGCATTGCCACCCTCCACTAGTCTGCGTGATCCAGCCGTAACAAGTGCCAAGTCATGGACGTGGCAGGAGTAGTTGCCACCCGTGCGCCCTCCCCCCCATCGAGCCGATAACCTAGCAAGCCAGGCCGAACCCGCTCATCAATCCGGGCACCAAGCCCCAGATTGGAACCCGGTCACAGCTACGCCTTGGGAACCCAATCAACCGCGCAGGAAAATTGAATTCCACGAGCGCGGATTCAGTCCACAACTATGAACACAGTAAATCTGACGAGGTAACAGCAATGACTATCGAAGCAGAGACACTTGTTGAATTGACTGAAGCCCTGCAGGACAAAGGCATGATCCTGCTTACGGATGTGACCTTCATTCGTGCGCCATACCGGAATAATCATCGTTGGGTGTGCAGCGTGAAATGACGGCCACTACAACAGCCATGACCACACCGAACATCCAATGAATGCTAGCCTGGTATAGGAATAGGAGGAGAAAGGGGGTACCGACCTGTGACAGAGAGCTGTTTGCGTCTCTATCTAAATGCTTAACGGAACGATGAGAAAACCACTGGGGCACGAAATTCAACTACCGCCAGCGCGATCAGTTTGCGCCGCCTCTAAACGAAAAAAGAGATCAAGCCGCTAAGTGCTTGATCTCTTTTAGGAATATGGTCGGGACGGAGTGATTCGAACACTCGACCCCTAGCACCCCATGCTGGCAGAAACCATAAAAAGCTTTAAACATCAGCACATTACATAGGCGCCCACTGCAATCGACGCCTAACGATGCTCAACATGGTTTCACCTATCCCCGCAAAAGTCCCTACAGGCTTTCGCCCAGAAAGTCCCTTGCCTCCGGCGTTCTGCCGAACGAACAAAATCCCAATCAAGGCTGTACGGAAACACGGATCAAGGTTTTTCCCGCGCAGGACATTTCACTTGTAAGATACGTCGCCATGCTAATGGCGCATCACATATAAGGAGTTTCACCTATGTCTAAGAAGATAACCATCGCCGGCAAAGCCTTCAAAATCGAAGGAGAGGATGCTTACGCGAGGTCGATCAATGGCACGTTTGAGCCAGAACTCACCGAGCTAATTCAGCGCCTGTGTGACGAAGGCGATAACGCGCTGGACGTAGGCGGCAACATCGGCATGACTGCCCTGGCAATATCTACAGTATGCGGTAGCGGCAAGGTTGCGGCTGTTGAGCCTGTACCAGCAGCGTATTTCCTCCTGGAAAAGAACACTTCTCAGGTATCGAATGTAAAAATATGGAACTTTGCACTCGGCAAAACTCCAGGAACCCTGCCTATGCAGGGGTACAGCGACAACCTATCCGGGTCGTTTATTTCCGATGCGTTCCATGTCGAGGAAAAGAACCACTTCACCGTGAACGTCGAGGTCAAAACGATTGACGACACCTTCTCGACACTGGGACTAGACCGCCTCGACTTCATGAAAATTGACGTTGAAGGGTTTGAGCTTGAGGTTTTGGAGGGTGCAGCCAAAACCCTGCAGCAATACAAGCCACGCGTCATTCTGGAAATGAACCACTGGTGCCTGAACATGTTCCGCCGGATATCGATCCCGGAGTTCCGCGAGCGCCTTATGGCAATATTCCCAGTCGTTTATGCAGTAGAGGCCGGTGAGTACCTTGATTTCACAGACCCAGAAGAAGCTCGGATAGCGAGCCATGCGCACCTGATCAACATGAAGTTCACAAACATTGTGGCAGGCTACGATCGTGAAGACATTTTGCGCCGACTAAAAAACCTTGATGCTGCGAAGCCCGTAGCAGTGGTTACTCAGGCGCGTATGGAGGCAGCGATACCCGAGTCGTTACTTGAGGAAAACACTAGGCTACAGGCTGACAACTTGATCCTGAGCAGCGAGCTGCAAAAAGAACGAAGCCACAACGCTGATATTCTTAATTCGACAAGCTGGAAAATCACAGCACCGATCAGAAAGCTGAAATCTATTATAGGCTAATTAGGTATGCCGGGATTTTCCCCGGCAGCCTTGCTCATTGCTCAGAACGGGCCAAGGCCATCGCCGCCAAAGCCCCCTCCCCCATACTCACCTGCATATATTCACGAATACATCGTGATGAAATCCCCCGCTACCGACCCAACGTAAGACGTTCCATCAGTCTTACGAAACTTGAGCACAAACGTCGTGCTGTTTCTAGAATTCACCCGAACATTTATGTCGGCATCCGGCCCGGTGATTGACGGCACAATAACACCAGGTATGGCCTTAGCATTGTGGGTTACCGATAACAACCCGCTGGCGTCAGTAGTGCCAGAGTAAGACCCACTTGACAATGGACTTTTAATTACTCCGCCACCACCAAATAAGTCTCCATTAAATCCACCTTGAACATTTGGAACGGAATTACAGTTCAAGGTGTTACCTGTTCCGCAATATATCGCAGGAAAACCAGACGAAGAAAGGTTCCAGTTTTTTGGCTCGAAATTCCCAAGATTAACGTTGTTACCAGTACCGTCTACCCGAAGAGAATCAAGTTGGTGATTAGAGGAAACCATATTTGAGATATCAAACCGGCAGTTATTACCTTGAATAAATATCCCTGTTGAGTTAGCTACTCCGCTCTCACCCTGCGTAGATCCATTAGTAATGGCTACAGTCGCGCCAGAAATTACAGTGGAGTCCACCCAAATCCCATAACGGCTAGCATCAAAATCAAAATCCGACATTCTGAGTCGAGAAACCGTGCCGTTAGCACCCTCGGATATTCTTAGGCCTGCGTTAGACCAGAGGCTAAAGCAGTCGGTAATGGTCGGGTTGTCCGTTCGATAAAACCAAAGATTGGTCATGTTAGAGAGGCAGTAAGTTTTAACCGAATCGTGCGTAGACCAAAATGGCCAATTATGGATTTTGTTGAATCGAGAAGTATCCCCGCAAATTTCAGTGCGAGCCCCGATATTCAATGCCTGCATTTTGATATCACAAAGATGGACGCGGCCGTTCAGGTGAAAGCCGCGGTAGGGGTTCCAGAGAACCAATTCCTTGAAGGTGTAATCGCCGTTAAGGGATGTGCAGTTGAAATCAAAATCATGCACGGTCGGAATCCATCCGGCTATGGGGGCCGCGTGATCGCGATATGTGCCGAACCCCTTCATAACCACGCCGGTAAGCTCGCCGGAGGAAGCCTGGAAATCAAATCCTTTGCCTGTATGGGCGAAATGAATCCAAGATCCAGGGCCACGAACATTCTGGTTGTTGATGATTGTCGCGTTGTAAAGGTCGCACCCATCACCCTCAAGTTGAAGGGACTTGCTGACCAGTAGCGGCGCTGTGACTCTGAACGCTACAGGAGTCCGAGGAATAACACCCTTTCGGCGACTGAGCGGAAGTGTATTCAACATCTTCTGTACTGAGGCCGTATCGTCCGCAACATCGTCACCTTTTGCGCCGAATACAAAAGGGTTGATCTGTACGTTGCGGGAAAGCACCCAGCAACCCAGGCCCGCCGGCAAGGTTTCCCCTGCCCCGGCAAGAAAGGCAGATAGAGTTGCCTGGCTCCCACTCCACGGTACCGTAGGGCTGATCACTGTCCCGCCATTGTGCGCAGTCTTCGGCCTCAAGGCATCCCAAATATAATCCCCACCACCCAGCGGCCCGTCACCTGTTGCCGCCCATCCATCATGGTAAGCGGTAACGCTGATCATTTCCTTGTTGATCTGGCCAACCTTGCCGACAAGGGCCGAGATGCTGGAGAACGTGCGTCGAATCCCTTTCTGAACGGATGTCACGTCGCCATCAGCAGTCACGTAAACGACATTCGAAGCATTGTTTATGGGACCCTGCCCCGTTTCAAGAATGCCAGATACATAAGTCTCGACAGACTTTTTCGTGGCCGCGTCTTGTGGCTCTACCGGGTCTTTCACGCTAGCAATGCGCCGATCCTCCGCAAAGAAGTAGTCACGCCCAACCGGTCGGGTAAGAGCCAGGACGAAGGTGGCAAGCCCCTGCTGAATCAACATGGTCAGGCGGTCGAAAACATTCTCATGTGTTTCAGCAAAATATCTTCCCTGATTGCGTAGATCAGTCGGCTGAACTGCCAGCATTACCCTGGAGATGGTCAGCAAATTACCTGGGCTACTTAAGATTGATGCAGCATAGGTTGAAAAAAGAGTTCCACCATCCTGTGCACCAGCGCCAGTCAATGTGTATTGCGCACTAGTCAGGGTTTCAGAAGTCCCATCTTGTTTTACAACAACAGCTTCAATATCGGAGTTCTGCAGGAAGCGATATGGAATTGGAAATCCAGGTCCGCCTGCATCATAAGAGACGACACTGTCGATCGTTGATACTGTCAATTTTGTATGCTCCAGAAATGCGAAAGCCCCGCATTTTGCGGGGCTCTCTGGCTTGCTGATGGGGGGCGGGATTACTGCAGGACTTCTTGGCCGGCGCGGTAGGTGAAGCTAGGGGCGCCGGTGATGTTTACAGTTCGCAATCGGGCGTAGTAGCCAGATGGTACATAGCCTGTGACCACACCGGTCTGAGGCTGTATACCCTGTAGCGCAATAGCCAGAGTGTAGGTTTGTCCCAAGCCACTGATGGCAATCGTCTGGACGTTCGCGGTGAATCCGCTATCACTGGCGATCTCGAGCACCACATCGCCGTTATGGCCGCCGGCAATCGACGCTGTTACGGTGATCTGCACGCTGTAGCTGACCCAGGCGTCGCGGGAGGCACTGACCTGGAAAACAGTGTTAAGGCTGCGAGTGGCGGCTACCTGGCTGCGGCTGGTGCCGGCAGTTACTCTGCCCTGGGCGTCGGTTGTCACGTTGGCATAGCTGCCTGCCGTGCCAGTATTTGGCATCGAGATTGTTCCGGTGGTGGTGATGGTCCCACCGGACAGGCCGGTGCCGGCCGTGATGCTGGCCACGGTGCCGCCCGGGATCGCCGGAAATGCGGCAAGGCTGCCGTCGCCGCGCATATACTGGGTGCTCGTCCCGGTCGGGATGGCTAACTTGCTGTCGAGCACCGACTGCAGGCCAGTCGTTTGGCTTATCGATAGCGCGGGCAACCGGGCCGTGGCCAGAGTTCCGGAAACGATATCCACGGCCGAATGCGTGTGCGCCGCCGGGGTGAAGGTGCCCGGGATACCAGCCAGGTCACCATAGAGGCCGGATGTTGCCACCATGGCGAAGGTAGGCTTCCCGGTGATATCGGACCAGGCCTGTGGCAGCGCAACCAGAGCGCCAGCGCTGATGGTCAGGCCCTGGCCGATGGTCCAGTGCACAGGCAGCACGGTGGAGCCATTGAACCCCATCAGACCGTCTTGGGCACCAGGAGGCTTTGTCACCGTGCGTGGAATGCTGCTGGTATCGGTGCTGTTACGCTGGCTGGTGACAATATCATTGGCCGCGCCAAAGGCAAGCAATGGCAGCAGCAGCAAGACGGCGATCAGATGCTTCATGCGGTGATCCTCGACAGGATGGTAGGACGGTTGCGGTAGAACACGCAGTTATCACCCGGGTTGAACATGTAGTCGCCGCCGTTAACGGCAATAGAACTGGCGAAGTGCGCCAGAGCGATCTGTCCATCTGCGTTGACGAAGACGCGCTGCCCCACCCGGCCGTCTGTGTTTCCAGGCAATGCCACGTTCACCTGATTGAGCGCTGCGCCGCTGGTGAGTAGGTTCAGCGTAATATCCTGGTTGGTATTCGGAAGCGTTACGGTCTGCCCCTCAACCACAGGCTGATTGATCACCAACTGCGCCATCGCATCGGCGACTGCTTGCTGGGCTAGCGCTGCCATGTCGCCTTGGTCGATGAAGCCATTCTTTAAGATCCCGTTGTCGTGTCGTTCCATGGCTACCTCACAGCGAGAAGTTCAAGGTCGCGGTGCCACCGCTCACGGAAAGAAGTCGGGCGCGCATCAGGGGCCAGTTGGTCTCTACCGGCCCACCATCGGTGGCGTACACGTTGCCATTGGCAGTGACGGTCACAATCGGAATCCAGCCTCGGCCATCATGGCCGCCTTCCACAATGGCCTGAGCCGCAACCGCGCCGGCACCCTCTACCGCAAGCTGGAAGGAAGGGCGGCTGAAACCGTTCAGGGAAAGAACGAAAGAAGTCGTGGGTGTGCTGGAGCTGAAGAACTGAGGCATTGCTTTCTCCTGGGCAATAAAAAACCCGCCGAAGCGGGTTTGGTAATCAGCGGGCAATGCCCAATGGATCTTGATAACTCTGCGATGGCCTAACTAAAAATTCTTGGCCGTTCTGTTGCCTGATTCGCTCCTCGGTCCTGCGAAGCGATCCTGGGTTCATAGCCTCTTGGACCGAGTAAAGAAACAAGTGGTCCATCACTATTCGCCCGTAGAACAGATTCATAAAGGGGGTATTGTTCTGTGCCAAACGCAGTGCAGAGGCTGCTGTGTCATCGCCTTCTTTGGCCCGAGCCCAAAGGTTTATCAAGTCTGCAGCAGTTCCCAGGGCGGGGCCTGCGGCAGACTCAAGCGCTGTATTGCCGAAGCGACTTGCTTCGCCAAATAGGTAGTCGCCAAAAATCCCAAGGCCGCCACCTTGCACCATTGCCGCCAACCAAGTCTTCGGGTCATCTGCTGGCCGCGGCTCCCTGCCTTTGGTGACATCCTTAGATGCCATAGACAGATATCCAAAAGCTGTAGTCCACAGCATCAGCTGAGCTATAGCCAAGCGTTCGCCGTTTCCGCTGCGCAAAGCCTGTATCAGATCACGGCCGCCGCGGAACCCATTCCCAAGCGCAGTAGGTGTATAACCTCGGCCGTACAATTCCCGGCCCATCGTCTTCTGCATATAGGCGGCTGGAAAACTCTTGAACTGGGTTACGAACCTAAGCAGGTCTCCTGGAACTGTTCCAGGCTGCGTGCCCTGGTTCATGATCGAACGAGTTCTGGCGTCAGGTTCAAGAACCGCGTAGGTGACTCGGTCGTTAACATAGGTGCGCAGGCTACGCTCAAGATCCTGACGAGTTTCGCGGATAGCTCCGGCTGAGACTGGACGATTGCGCTCAGCAAGATATTGGCCAATGCGTTCGTCACTGATACCAGCTATACCATCCGGGGTCATGTAATCTCGGCCGTCTGCCATACGCGTATCCATTTCGCGCAATAGATCCCACTTTCCCGCGTCCAAGTCATACAGGCTTAGAGCGCGCTTGAAGTCCGGGTTCAGTGATCCCCAGCCTTTACCTTTGTTCTGCGCCAGGTTGTGCGCCATCATGAGTCCTGCGCTGGCCTTGTTCGCATCGGTCCACCAGGACAGGCCATTCAGCCGGAAGAAGTGACTCATGCCGCGAGACATTTTCCCGCCGACCGAATCGTCTGCAGAGAAGCGGCGCATGATCTCGCCGCGCATTGAGTCGGCATAGACGCCATATGCAGAAAGGATCTGGCGCTGTTCTGCGTTTCCCCGCCCCTTTAGAAGGCCGCCTCCCATCTCGGCCAAGCTTCCAAGGAAGCTCTGGCCCTGGTACCGCATTTCGCTGGCGGCGACCGGCAGGTCTGTAAAGCTGGAAAGAAGCGCCCCCCCTAGCTTGGATAGCGACTGCCAGGCCCGTACGTTTGCCGCCACACGCGCCTGAGTGGCATTGCCAGGGATTCGCGTCTGCCCACTAACCTCTTTGAACCGGTTATCAAGAACTCCGCGCCGAGCTGTGTTGAAGTTCGCCAGCGCTTTAGGATCGCCACCCTTGCGCACATCCTCTTTGATCATGTCCAAAGCCATGTTTAGGTTGGCTTCAGGGTTTGTCCCGAGTCGCCGCATCAGAGCCGTATTCTGGCCAGACAGGTCCAGGCCGCGCAATACAGCCTCGCGAAGGTTTCCGGTACCATAGAGCTGGTTGTACTCATGCCATGCAACGCCATCCTTGAAGTGCAGCACGCGCTCCTGACTGAGCTTCTTGGCGAGGTTGGCCGGCCCACGAAAACCATTTGGGGCCTGCCCTGTTGGTGACTTGAGGTGATCACCAGATACCAGACCGTCATAGATGCCCTTTAGGAAGGTCATCGGGCCCCCACCTTCACGGAAGGTAGTGGCATCCAGCCTTGGTAAAATCTCTTCGGCCCACTTGTCAAAGCCTGCGGCGCCAATCTTCTCGCTGTCGTGGCTCTGCCGAGCGATGTATCCGGGCAGATTGCCGATACTGGCGCCGGCGCGATTGGCATCAATACGAGCACCTTCCTGGTACTTCTGAATTATCTTCGCGATCTCTACGACTTGCGGGTTCAGATCCTTGACATCCTGGTCCTTGCCAATTCGCCAAAGCGCATCAGCGATATCCTGGTCAGAGTCACCCTTCGCAAGAACCGCGGTCAGATCGGCGCGATCTAAGTCGGCCAGCATGCCGCCTATGTAGGCATCGCCCAGGGCCTTCTGCTCCGCAGCGACTGAAAGCCGTGATCCCTGACGCGCCAGGTTGGTACCGACCAGAAACGACTCGACGCCAAGGTCAGGGCGGTCGGCGAATTGATCGCGGACAAATGCGACCAGCCGGGCCCGGGCACGAACGTTGATCAGCGCGTTACGTTTCTCAATGATCGCCGCGTGCTCAGCCTGCTTGGCCAGCTCATCGGCGGCGCGCAACGCGGCCTGTTCACTGCTCAGCGCGCCCTCTCTGGCCAGGATTTCCTGAGTGCGCCCACGTAGAAGCTGGAAAATCTCCTGGATCTCGCTCGACTCCATGTCGCCAGCAGCAGCCCTAACCGCGTCGGCACACGGGCTGATGCCCTGTGGTAGCGTTGCCATCAACCTCTCCCCAGTTCACAGATGGCCGCAGCTCGATAGGCCTTGGCATATTGTTCAGCTTTTGCAGCCTCAGCATCTGCTGCTGCCATTTCATCCCGACCCATAGCTTGTACTTGAGCGCGTTGTTCTTCTGGAAGCTGTTCTAGAACTTCGCGTGATAGAGCCTCGTCTTCTGCAAGCGCGGCGCGCGCTTCTTCCAGATCATCAACATTCTTTTGCTGACCATCAATGCGACGGCTCTCGACCTGGCCGTCAGGATCTACGCGCCTTGCCTGAGGACGCTTCAGGTACTCAAGCGCACTGCCAGCCTTGGCCGGGTCTTCCAGTTCGAACAGCTTGGCGACGTCGATATCGCGCCCAGTCATGGCCTGGGCTACAGCTGTACGCAGGGCATTTTCACGAACAGTCCAGTCGGCACCCTCCGCTGTTTCGCGGGCAGTGCGGATAGCCGCACCCAGTGGGCGCTGCTGATATCCCTGCATGATCTGCCGGGCCCGGGCCTGGATCTGCGGCTGTAAACGATCCGGAACCTGACCGCGCTCGATCAGGCCAAGGTCGCGGCGGTCTAACTCACCAACCTTGTTACGCTCGAGCAGAGTGTCAATCTCGCTAGTTCTGGCGCGTATCTGTTCGCGCTCAGTAGCAATTGAATCCCGTGCTGCTCGTTCGGCCTGCTTACGACTCATGCGCTCAGCTTGAAAAGCCTTGGCTCGATCACGGTAGGTTGCATCTAGTGCCATGTCTTGCGACACCAATCCAATGCGCTCTGCCTTCAGGTCAGCAACATTGCCAATACGCTCACCTGTGAGTGCCGGGCGGATCTCATCCAGGGCTTGCTGCTCAGCCGATCGATATAGCGCGGCTTGATCAGCTTCGATCTGACGGCTTAGGCCGGCACGCAATGCTGCGTCTGGGTCCTCTTCAAAAAGGCGGCCAAGATCTACAGAGCGTTGCGACTCAGGCGCTCGGATACCTGAGGACTCGCGAATCGAAGTTTCTACGCTTGGCGACTCAGCAACGAGCCGGCGCCGCAGAGCATCCGATACAGCTCCGCCTACAGAGTGCAGGCCACCACCAAGGACGCCGCCCAAGGCAATATTGGCTAGCGAATCTGACAGGCCGTATTCCGTCTGATCCTGCTGGGCTGCTAGTAGTGGTAGCGGCTCTAAGATGGCGGCTCCAACGGATCCTTCCAGAGCCCCAACACCGCCGCGTACAGCGGCACGTCCAAGAGGCGATGTCGCACCGGCTAGCAAAGATGCATAACGCGCCTCCCCCACCACCGGCACGAAAGCCGATGCGATGTTTAGCGGGTCGAGCAATGAGGCTGCCAGGCTTGCCGCGATCTGGGTTGGCATGTTGCCACCACCGGCCCTGGCGATGATTTGTTGTCGTGCAAGTTGCTCGCGGTGACGCTCTATAAGCACATCAAGAGCACCCTGCCGAATCCCCTGATCAGGAATTTTGATATCCAGACCAGCGTCACTAACTTGGCTGCGCGCCTGCTCAGCGCCAATAAGTGGAGTATCAGGCTCAAGCCTGCCTGCATTAGGAGCTAGGTAAGACTCTGGCCCCATGACTACAGCACGCCCTTCGGCCTGCTGGTTCAGCTCCTCCAGTCGAAATGCGGAGGTACTTGGGTTTGTAGAGAAGGCCTCATCAAACGCTGCGCCGAATACATCGCCACCATCAGATGGGATATCGAGCAGTGTACGACGGTCAAGCGCCGGGGCATCGCCTGCATAGATAGTCAATTGTTCAACCCCAGACCGCGGACGCGACCGATCTTAGAAGCGTTGCTTTCCTCCTTCAACAGCCCCTCAGTCGTGAGCTGGTCCCAGGTTCTGGTGATCGGCTGCCCATCTTTGCCAATCAAGCGATAGCCATTCAGCGTTAGCGAAAGGCCGCTCTCATCGTTGTTTGGCACCCACTGACCGCCATCAACAACTGCCTGGCGCAGTTGTTCAAGGTTGACACCTTCAGGAACGCCTCGAATACCTGGAAGAAGCATAAGGTCATCTGCAGTAATGTTCGCAAGGGAGCGGTTTGCACCCCGGCTGACAGCTTCAGTATTAAGGCTTTTGGGCACTCGATAGGTGGAGAAGAACTCGTACTTGTCATTTACCATCCCGTTTACCACCCGTTGAGCTGCCTTTTCTGGCGCCATGCCCTGGCGGACATATGAAAGCGCTGCCTTGTTGGCCGCCTCGTACATGGTGTTGAAGGTATCGATTCCACCGACCTGGCCTTGAAGAGACTGGGCGAATGGATTCATAGCGCTTTGCACTGCGGTCGCTACGTTGGTTGCAACGCCTTTGTCTAAACCCTTCTTGAGATCCGCCTCACTGAGATTGGCCACAGAGGCCATGCGCTCGGCTACATCCTTCGGAAGCCCGGTAGCGATAACCTGAGCCTCTGGCGGCAGCTTCTTGCCGAGTTGTTGGGCAATCAAAGGGAAGTTGCTACCCCATTGCGCCTGCTGTTGCTCAATCAAGGTTGCGGCGTTCTCCCCGCCAGCAACCTGGCTATTAAATCCGGCAGCGATCTGATCCGCAGCGGCATCTGGTAGCAGCTTTGGCGATTGCACGCCAAGCCTGCGCTGCTCAGCTATCGTTGCATCGGCATACGCCTTGTATGCCTCAGGCGTCCCGGCCTGCTGTGCGTTGTTGAAGGCTTGGCGAACGGGTTCGCTGTATCTGGCGGCATATCCGGCTGGGTCTTGCTGCTGCTCCTTAAGAAGTCCAGACCCGACAGTTACGATGTGCCGATAGATCTGGTTGTCTTCCTTGAATCCCTCGCCAGCCACTCCCCCATGAGTTGGCTGAAAGCGGTTGATAATCTCTTGACGCTCTTGAGGGCCGGCCGTGGCGAACTCACGAATTGCTGGAGCTACCTGCTGCACTTTGCTGAATGAGTCATACGCCTCCGCACCTTGCTTGCCCCCATAAGCTGCTTCGAAATCAGCCTTATTTGGCGGGTTTTCAAACTCGAAACCCTGCATGTACGCGGCTTGCGCATCCTGTACGCGAGACTGCAGCTCCACCCGGGCGATCGCTTGAAGTTGACGCGCCTCAATCTGGCGCTGGCGAGCTTCGGCCTGCTGCCGCCGAATACCCTGGTCAATCATGCTACTGACACGAACCTGGGTTTCGGCATTCATCCCATCCTTCGATGCCTCGTAGTACTGCTTGGCGCGCTGCGGATCGCTATCAACCATCTGCGCAATCACGCCAGTTAACAGCCGGCTACTAGCATTGACCTTTTCCAGTTCAGTCTTTTCTGGGGCCCAGCCATTGCGCTGTGCCTGCGACTCGACAACATCCAGAGCTTTCTGCCGATAGAACCCAATCTTATTTGGGTCGCTGAAATTAAGAGCTGCAGAGTCGGCCGATAGCTTGATCGATGCATCATCAACATCATTCATGTACTGCTGATGTTGTCCGTACTCATATCGGTTCAGGTCGTTAGACATAGACTGCCGACGCTGGGAAACGATCTGAGCGTATCGCTTGCGCTGGGAATCAGTCGATAAACTGGTGCTTAGCTCCTGTTGGAATTTGTCAAACTCGCCTAGGGTCTGCCCAGTTACGTCGAGAGCACTCTTGCCCTTTCGTGTGTATACACCGTTCTGCTGGTTATAAAAGGCATTGTTCTGCCACTCAGTCAGCTTGTTGTCGGCGTCAATGATTGCAGTTGTATCGGCTTCTTGCCGTTGACGAGCCGCTATATCTACCGCGATTTCACCAACAGCATTTAGGCCTTGCTGCAGTGCAGAGGTATCAACAAACTGCGGAGTCACACGGACATTCGGCAGCCCTTGGAGTGCAACCCGGCGCTGGTATGTTGGGACAGTGGCCATGCCTTACCCCTTCACCGCGCTATAGGCCCGGGCGCCCTGGGCGCCAGCACTCAGCAATGAACCAAACATTCCTGCCCTGGCTGAGCTCTTCGCATTTTTCGCGGCAAGCAGATTCTGTTCAGCCTGTGTGCGATACCCCCACGCTTCCCGCGCGGCATTGTTCCTGATAGTAAGCGCATCAAGCTCACCGAGAGCAGCCGTATCGTCCTGAATATTGGCCGCGCTACCGCTGTTCACGTCTACGCCATTGGCAGCAAAGCCGGCGCGTTGCGAGCCGATTGCAGCACGGGTCTGGAGGCGCTGCTGATCAGACTCAAAAGAACCGCGGGCAATAGCATCATCAGCGGCCTTATTCGCATATGCCGCATTCTGCTCAGAGGCAGCTGCGGTTGCTGACCCCTGGGCTTGGCTTTGCTGTGCGCTCAATAGAGCAGAGGCGCCCATGGCAATAAATGGGATTGCAGCTACTGCGCACATTTGGCGCCCTCCATGTGGAAAGGATGGAATAGTTCGCCGTTAATGCCATATGGCACAGCCGGCTGAAATTTGAACCCGAGCCAAGTTAGCCAGCGAATAGCGAGAGTGTTACGAGCATCAGCCATATTGATCAGCCAGAGATGGCGATGACGCATTGCCTCTACAACAGGCCGGCAATGGGCTAGGAATTGGCGGCGATAACGAATAATGGCGTTTGTGCTGGCCATCCAGGGAAGGCCATAGACTTCGTCATGCGCAGAGTCACCAAAGATTGCAAGAACCATGTCTCCAACAACGCACGCCTGGCAATTTGCGGAGAATTTGATGGCATTGCGGACCTCATCTTCAGCAGTCCATCCACGAATTGCCTCAAGTTCCAACTTGTCAGCTTCACGCAAATCCTCAAGTAATCCTTGAATCATGCGCTCGGTGACAGGCACCAGATCAGCCGCCAGATTTGACATTGATCATCACCCCCAAGATTGAAAGTGGAAGTGGATCCGCTTGCCTGATAAAGATCCGGCCGTCTGTATTCCAATTGGCACTGATCGGGATTTCCGCCCTACCAGTTAGAAGTTCGATCGGCTGCCCGTAATTCTCCGTGGATCTTTGTTTGTACTCGTACAGGTTCGACGAATCCACCCCAGCAAAGATCCCTCGACTCTCTTCGGTAATGACCACGATTTCATTAATGCTCTTTCGGGCACCAAGAAACGCGGGGGTGCTGCCTATCGTGATATCAAGAGTTTCAAAGTCTGCTGTGATGGGGAGGCCGGCATGCGCAACAAGAACTGGGCCGTCAATACTGATTGATCCACCGTTAACTACCACCTGCGGTAGAACGTTTCCGTCAGCAAGAACACTCAGTGTCTTCCCTTCTAAGTGACTCAATCCGCTTATCGTGTTTGCACCAAGCCCCCAACGCGTGGCAGATACTTCGCGTAAGGTTTCAGGAACAATGGTCTGAGGCTCTACGGTGACTACAGTAGGCGATGTATATCCTGTGATCAGGACAGTCAGGAGATCGCCTATGTTCTGTTCATCGCCACCGCCATACATGATCACGCTACGACCGACCATGCCCGCATCAAATGTTGCAGCGCCGGCCGTGAGCGTCAGTGGGTTCGGATACTTCCAGTCAGTACCGCCAGTAAGCGTTGCAGTTCCTGGGCGTCGGCCATCATATGAGAGCCCGCTGTCCACGAAGAATGCCCGGTCATAGACATAATCGCCTGAGTCGAACTTTCTCAACTGGCGAGACTGTAGGCGCTCCACATAACGCTTGGAGACTCCATTGATATCGCGGCGTACTACTACGTAGATTGCATCCTCATCACCTTCAGGTATCGACACCACCGATTCAAACTCACCATCAGTTTGGTGCCGATGCCAGCTGTACACTTCCTGGGTTGGCAGATAGGTGAACCCCAGCAGCGCGCCGTCGTTTCGTACGCACCATAAGACGCTGTCTGGCGCCTGAGCCAGCGCAATCTCTTTCAGTTCAAACCCGCGTACCAAATGCGATGACAGCACGGTCAAGTCCTGACCCTGAAATCCATCACTGGTGTACGAGTATGAAAGGTCTGCCAGTTTCTGACCGCGGGCCTGAACATAGAGTGCAGTGTTGCCATAGACAGCCGGAGAAATGGTGCTCGACCCAATGTAGCTCTGAAAGATTGCTTGGACGTTGGTTGGCTTGATGCCGGTAGCGTCGCCGGTGATCGTCACCTCGGCACCAGAAGTCAACACCAACAACTCCTTCAACGGTACAAGCGCACGGATACGGTTGACCTGGCGAGAAGCAATGGTCAGCGTGATAGCGTCATCGTCCTTAGTCGGGGTGGAAAACCCGAAATTGTGGAACGCACCAACCCGGCTCATCCATACCGTTTGAGGCTTAGACGTGCTTGCCGCGAACACCAAGCGCTGCTGGTAGTAGCTGACCACCCCTGGGTTGTTACCATCCGCAAAAGGGTTGTCGTACGTTGGCGGGGTGTCGTCCTTCTCGGGGTTGATGTTGTTGTCAGTGAACGCAGTACTGTCAGCCTGGCCAATGAATCCGAAAATCCCTGACCCATTGTTCTCCTTATAGACGTTGTAGTGATCAACCCCAGCTACAGCTGTCCAGCTGAGCACGGCACCGGCCTTATTGTCGAAACTCGATACCGTGGCCGCGGTCGATGGCAAAGACTCTTCTGCAGCCTCACCCGCAGCAACGGCTGTTACTTGGTACCTGTATTGGGTTGTGTCACCAGTCCCACCTGGACGCGGCGAAGCAGTAAGCCCTGTTGGCGCAGTGATCGACGGCGTGAAGCTGATAGCAGTTAGCGTCCAGTTTGTCGGCGCAAGGCGTTTCAGCTCCATTGGGGCATAGCTTGGATGTACGATCGTAAGCACGTCAGCAGACTGTGTGAAATTCAACTCAAACAGGTGCTGCTCTTGATACGTAGTTGAGATTTCATAGACAGCCGGGCCGGAAACTAAGGCCCCGCCATTCGTGAAAAACCTGATGTATAGATGCCCAAACTCAATGGCGTAGGTCTGCTCTGTGCTGAACTGAAACGGAATCAGGCGAGACTTTCGAGCGCTGATCTTGGTTTCTGCCAGGAATTTAAATCCAGGCCTGTTGCGCACTCCCCCCTCCGGCATGACCATGAAGTTGCTGCAGGTACGCAGCCCCGTGTAATAGCGGGCCAGATCTACACGACCAAACGTAGACGGGGCCATCTCACCAGCGCTGAATGATGGCTGAATCATCTGAGGCATCAGTTTCTCCCCGTGATGAAGGAAGAATCAGCTTGCGGGCCTGGCGCGCTTTCGTTGAGGTCAGCAGCTATTGCTGATGCGATCTGAGCTTGATATGCGCTCTCACAGGCCTGAGCGACATTTGCATCTCGGGCAATAGCAGGGGCGATATTCGATGCTAGTTTCCACGCCAAGGCAGAAACGAAAATCGGATCAAACATCTCCGGCGATTCGATCCTCGCCGTGTACTCAAGCGTTGCAGGACTTACCTGCGTCGCGATTAGCCTGCCACTTCCACCGTTGATAATGCGGAACGGGATAGGCGGAATGATTGGCCGCTCAACATAGCTACATGGTGGCCATTCACCTTCCGGGAATGTCGTGTTGACGATCTGCCGGGCTTTAAGACAGTCAGTCGGAACGGCGTAGGAAAATGGGAACATCGGCGTCGGGTTTATTGAAACCTCGGCCAGCTGTGCATAGGTGGTAGCAAACCCCCATGCAAAGTCACGCAAAACAAAATCCCGCGACGCCTCGTAGAAAAGACTGCACTGCTCAGCCTGGATACTGGCCTCAGTCAGATCATCAATGCGTTGACTGTTGCCGATCCGGGATAGGGCCATGTTGCAGATATCGACGACGCTGGGCATGGTATTCCTCGGAAATAAAAAAGGGCCCCGAAGGGCCCAAGGGTGCTGCTGATGGATCAGTTTCCGCTTGGCTCATCCTCGAGCACTCGCAGGTTCGAACCGAAGGTGCCGCCTTCGCCTGGGTCATACATCACTTGCTCACCGGGCTGACACAGGCGGTCGCCGATGTAGCTCATCTCCAGGACTTCACACAGCTTCGCGGTACTGGTCTTGGCTTCTTCAACTTTCCTAGCCATGGCTTGCTCCTCAGAAGTTGTAGCCTTTGACATAGGCGCGGAACGCCTGGATGTCTTTGGCCAGGAATGCGGAGAAGGAACCAGCAGTCAGCGGGCCGGTGCCTACGGTGTAACGCACGCCCACATAGCGGTTGTAACTCCCAGCTGGGAGCTTGATGGCCAGAAGCGTGGTACCACCAGCGAGGGTGGTAAGGGCCAGAGCGCCCGAGGCAAAGTGCACAGTCGGCGAGGTGGCCAAGTCAGCGGTCGATGAGGATTCGAGCGTGACAGTGACGGTAGCGGCACCAGCTGCAGTAGCGGCGGCGTCGGACTGCACGACCAGGTAGATATCCTCGCCCACACCAATATCACGGGTGACGTTGGTGTTGACCGAGTTGCCGCGCGGGTAAAGGTCATAAACGTTGGTGGAAATGGCGGTCGTAGTAACCGCCTGGTTGTCCGAGAACTCGGCTTGCTTGTCGATGTACATGATCGGCTCCTTAAACCACTCGGGCTTCGGTGTTGAGGATGGCATCAACACGGCGCACAGGTACCTCGCCGAACATCAGCGCTGGTTTTCCGGCAACGTTCTCGTAAGCCAGGGTGCCAGAGGCCACCTTGTTGACGGTCTGCCGGCGCAGGAACGAGCGAATGCGGCGAGATACATAGAACACCGGAGTGACGCCGGTCAGGCTTTGGATCAGTTCCAGCGCCTGAGTCATCAAGTCAATGATGTCGGCACCAGAAGCAGCGTTTTTGGTCAGGGACGCCACGTCGATGTTTGCGATGCGCACGATGTAGCGCCAGTCCTTGACTGCAATACCGGCCTTCCACTGGTACTGATCCATCAGGGCGCGGAATCGGTTCTGGTTCGCGTCGAACGCATCGCCTTCACCGAGGTCGTTGTGAACAAGGCCGGCCTGCGAGCCTTTCGGGTAGATACCGTGAACGGTGTTTTCACCCCAGCCGATCAGCCAGATCGAGGTGTTGGTGGAGCCAGTACCACCAGCGTCAATGACGTTGGCAGCGGTGTTGGCCGTAGCGGTGCTGACGGTATTGAACCGCGGCGCAATGCCAGTGAAGCCTTCTGGGGTGACGTCCTGGTTGCCGTAGAACGAGGTCTGCTGCTGCTTCTGGTTCATCGCCTCGATGAAGGCTTTGGATTCAGAAAGGCGGAACGCAGCAGTGTTGCCGTTCAGCAGAGCCAGGTCCTTGTCCACCTGACCACGACCTTCCAGGATGCCGCATGCCTCATCGACCTGGGCAGTAGTCGACTTGCTAGGCGGAACACCGCTGTTCAGCTTGCGGTAGATGACATCCGGCAAGCCAGTGCGGGTGGTGATGCGCGAACCAGTCGGCAGGTTACCCTCGTACCAGGGCATGTCGATCAGCATTTCGTTTTCTTGGGACAACAGTTCAGCAATCGGCATGATGCCGCCGCCGTCTGGGTTCAGTCGTTTCGCCACATCAAGCAGCGTCGGGACAGTGTTACCAATGGTGGCCATAGTCGGCTCTCCTTAAGCGGAATAGTTCGGGTACATACGGTTGGCAAGAGGCTTCTCTGCCGGAACTTCGGTGGTAGTGCGATGCAGCTGCCCTTCAGAGATTTCCTTACCAATCTTCAGGAACGCCTTGACCAACGCCGGGTGGTTGCCGACTCCGGTTTCCTCCAGAAGCGTCTTCAGCTCAGGAGAACCAAAGGCAGCCATAGCTTTTTTGGCCGTCTCGACGTTCGCGTCGAACTGCGCGCCGCCGAACTCCTTGTCCTGACGAAGATCATTTACCCAGCCTTCAATGCGCTGGTTGTGGGCCTGTACTGCGGCCTCCTGCGCTTTCTGCTGGGCTTCTGGTGAACTGGCAGCAGCCATGCGCTTTGCGTCGTACTCGACGAGCTTCTGCGCTTGCTCCTGACTCAATCCAAGGTCCTTGAACACGCCAGTGATCTCGCCCAGTGCCGACTCATCCACCTGGTACCCTTCGGGGTAGGTGAACTTGTACGACTCAGGCGCTACTGCTGGCTTGGCTGCTTCTTGCTGTTGGGCTTGCTGCTGGCCCTGCTCGGTTGCTGCTGGTTGCTGCTCCGTGGCTGGCGCCTGTGACGTCGCACTCTCGGTTCCGCTGGCTGGAGTGGTGGCGGTATCGACTGCTTCGGTCATTGGTTAACCTCGTTAGGTTGTTTGGTGTTCTCCTGCACCATCAGCAAGTACTGCTCAGGGCACAGAGTTCGAATCTCTTCAGAAAGGTTTCGGCCAACCTCATAGGCGCCGAGCAGGTAGCTCTGCCGGCCTCCATGTGTGTCGAAAAGGGTTGTGCGGCCTTCGTAGCGGGTTGTCCTCAAGAGCTCCCACACAACGCGCCGGCCCCGCAGGTCGCCCATTTGCCAGGCGATGTCATCGGCTCTGCGCCTTTGCTCCAGGCGTGCCTCATCCTCCCGCTGCTGCAGGATCAATTCGTTGTCTTCCATTTATGCCCCGATCATTCGGCCCAGAGCGTTGTCTGGGGTGATCTCAGTTTCGGAAAGGAGCTTGGCGCCCTGCACTGCCTGACCCATTTGCTGGGCCATCTGCTGCGCCTGAGCCTGTTGATTGCGCTGCTCGCGAATGGCATCAACCTCGTCATCACCGCGGACAACTGTCGGCACCACGCCGATAGCGTCGCCGTACTCATCAAGCAACTGATCCGAATTGACCTTGTCGGTGATTTCCGGGAACACACCGGCAAGGTTGCCAGCGAAGGATGCGAAGCGCTCAAGGCTGGTGACGGCCTGGGCCTTCTGAGCCTGTGCCAGGATCGATATGTAATCCGCCTCAACATCGACCCCCTGCATGTCTTCTGGAGGTTCTGGGAGCCATGGATCACCATCCACGATGCCTGCCCAGATGGGCAGCGACTGACGCTGCATGATGTTGAACAGGCGCTCAATGATGGGGTCCAGGCCTTCGAAGTCGACACGCTCGACTACCGGGCCAAGCATCGCCATCTTCTCTTCCTTCCGCGCAACGATCTCTGTCGCAGTTCGGACGTCATCCATGCTGCTGATCATCAGGAAAAGATCGGCGTAGAACGAGCGATCGATGCGCTGCTCGTGCTTAGCGATCTTCAAGTCAATCGCTTGCATCCAGCCGTAGTTTGGCTGGTAGATCGGCGCCATTTGGTTCTGGCCACCAACCTGATCAACGTAGGTGATGCTGCCAGGAATACTTGAGTGCGGCGTCCCTCTCAGACTCACAGGCGCTTGCAGAGCTGGATTAGATCCAGTCTCAGCCAACCGCGCAGAACTCCGCTCGTACAGCTGCAAAGCCTTGATATCGCCGAGGCAGCGCCGGCCAGGACTTGTTCCATAACAGTCACCTGGGAGAACGTCCCAGCGCATTACTACAACTGGAAACTCATTGAAGCCCTTGTGCTCCAGGGTCTTTTCAGGCGGCGATGCTTTCTCCCACACCAACGACACGAAAGGCATTCGCTTGTTGCTGCGACTACCCGGCTCATGATCAGTGTTTGGCTGAACCATCTGCACGCAGTCAAACCATGTGTCCTGGCGTGATTCGCGCAGGGCAGCGAGGGCCATAACACTCAGGCTCTCTTCGCCAAAACGCTCAGCCATCTGCGCCGCAGTCAGCTTGAACTCCCGATAGAAGGCATTCACCTTCCCGTCTGCACCATTGGCCACGTAATACTCGCCAGCGGTGAAGGCCTCGCAGCGAATGACATTCTCTGAATCCTCATCGATCCAGATAGCACCAACGCCAAATACTGCCATTTCGAGGTAGGCGACATGCATAGCGTTGTAGAAGTTTGACCGCAGCAGCGTATCGCGCATCCGCTGGGTCACTTCAAACAACCAGTCCTTGACCGGGCCAAACTCCATCGCCTCTTTCTGGCGAACCTCAATGTTGAACCAAGGGCGAGATCGCGACGTGAGCCCGCTCATCATGCCGGCAGCTAGGGTTCCAGCAGCCTCTGTTGCGGTGTTGTTGATGATCTTGTTGTTGCGCCGATCACCCTTATTTGTCTGCTGATCGCACAAGATCCTGGAGCGCATCGGCAGGATGAAGTCAGAGAGCTCGCGCCAGTTCTGCTCCCACGATGTGCGCTCGCTCTTGAGCATCGCGAGGCGCTTTTCAGCGCGCTGGCGCAGGGTCTCTTGCATAATCAGCTCCCCAGAAGGGTCTTGGTAGCGGTTGGCCCGGTGTTGACGCTCCCGCCCAGGATGGTGCTCGACAATCCAGCAGCCGCTGCCCTACGTCGCTTCTCGCTATCGCGGGCCGCCTGGACGTCCGTGGAGATAGATTTTTCCTCGTTGGTCAGCGCCGATGTGACAGTGTCAGATGTGGCCTCAGCCGTCTGATTCAGAATGCCGTTCTTGTCACCCATGAGGTTCGGCAACCCGAACTTGTCCAGGATCACGTCACCGCCGCGCAGTGGGTCAATTTTCTTGATGGTGTTTACAATGCCGCCGAGTCCGCCACCGCCGCACATATGCGCGCTCCTCAGTTGAATGGGTCGTAGGTTGATTGGTATCCGCCGCCTTCACTTGGGCGGCACTGGAATCTCTGCCGGGCGAAACGCCGCATCATGTAGGCGTAACGAGTGGCTGATAGGATGTCGTCGTTGAGCTTGACGATCTTCCCGTTCTCGTCGCGGTGGTAGCTCATCTTCTCGTCGAAGAAGTCAGTCAGGTGCGAGAAGACCTTGAATCGACCGGTCGTCATGCGTTCGTACATCTCGACGAGACCGATCTCTACGCCAACACCGCCGTCAGCCCAGGTTGCATGGGTCGGCAACATCTGCCAGCCCGCATCTACATAGGCCTTCTTCTGCTGCTCGCCTGACGACTTCTCAGACTGCAGGCCGTCAGATGGCCAGGCGGTCGGCACATGATTGGCCCAGGCCTTTACGGTGCCCCACACAGTGGATGGCGTGACCTTCGACTTCTTCCAGGCCTGGGCGACATAGATCGTGTCCGACTCCGTGTCGATCCAGAGCTGCACATGGGCCTGTGGGTGATCCCAGCCGAAGTCCATGCCATTGATGACCCAATAGTGGTCGGGGCACGGGAACGGCTGGCACTTGATATCGTCGTCGCCGAAATCGAATATCAGGCCTGTGCCAAGCAATGGGAGCCCCTTGGATCGCATATCGCGCTGCCACTCGGGATACATGCCCAACAACTTGCGCTGAGTGTCAGCGGTCAAGTGCGGTGCATCTGCCCAGGTGGCGCGCTGGATGTATTGGCCCTCGGCTGGGCAGTCCATGAACTGAATAACCAGTTCGGTGCGGCCATTCTCCGGGGTGAACGTCAGGATTCCTCGACCGCCTCGGCCGCCATCACCAGTCGCGGTGCGGGTCAACACTTGCGGGTATATCGCTTTGTCTCGTGGCTCTTCGTCGATGTGGTACCAATCGACGCTATCGCCCATGATTGCGTGCTGGCCCTGGCTGTAGGACCAGAACTGCACTGTTGCCTGACTGCCGGACTTGTGCCGGACGGTGATCTGGCGCATTGCCCCGGATGTGCCGGTGGCTGACAGATGCGCAATGATTCGATCAGCAGGGATCAACCCGCCAGTCCATTTGCCGCCCTCAAGAGTGCCAAACAGCGGCGTCTGCAGCAGGTCGCGGGTTTTCTCCATTGAGAACCCAAGAAGCCAGCACATCGGCGCGTGGTCAAACTTGTGGCCTTCCCAATCGTCTGGGTAATCACCTAGCAGATGTATGGCGTCGATCGTTAACCCGGTGCGCGTCTTGCCCACCCGGTTTGCCGCCATGAGCATGCATGAGGTGTGATCAGCCGTAGCCTTTACGAACTTGCGCTGCCACTCGTAAAGCGTCTCAAACTGAAGCAGGTGCCGCCTCTGTGCATCCCGGCGCGCTTTCTCCTCAAGCAACGCCAATAGCTCAAGCTTGTCAGCCCTGGCCTGCGAGCTTGGCGATTCTGCGATCAAGTTCTTCTTCCGTCAGTTGACTGCGGTCATCGCCTGGGTTTTCGGCGCCAACGTCGTAGGCCTGACGCTCCAGGGTGATCAGGTTCTTCAGCGTCTCGCCCAACTCCTTGAGCGTCTTGGTGCGGGATGGCAGCGCGATGACCTTGTGGTAGGCATCACTAAGTCTGGTGTCTTCTGGGTTATGAAGGATCTCTCCCAGCTCTTCGAACAACTCCCGGTTGTCGGTGACGCCTTCCAACTCATCTAGCAGCTTATTGGCGAGCCGGCGGTACCGACCGATGTCAGTACGGTGACCAATGCGGATGTTCGCAATGACCTGGGCATTTGCCTCAACAATCCCGCGCTCGGTTACCGCCTGTTCTTTGGTAACCACACTGGTAACCGTGTCTCTGGTAACCAGCGAATCAGCCTTGGCCTTGATCTTCGCGGCAAGGTCTCGAACCCAGCCGTCACGCTTTGCACGCTTCTGGATGGCAACGTGTGAAACACCACAGCTTGCAGCAATCTCGCGGATAGACAGCAGGCCAGCCCGGTAGAGCTGCTCAATGCGCTCCCAGTCAGGTACGACCTTCTCGGTCATGGGTTACTCGCCACTCGCAACAGGCGCAGCAGTGCTAGAGCCATCTTGAATTGGGTCAGGGCTGACTGGCTTTTCAACAACCACCGCCGCTACCTGACGCATCCACTCAAACCGAGGAAAGATCGCGACGACAGCCGAGCCTTCGAGATACAGGGTCAGGCCCATAGAATCGTTGGTGTGGTTCAGTGCACTGATCAGGTGAACCTTCCCATCAGGGGTTTTGATTTCGTACTGAGTCATCGTGCTTCTCCCTGGCAGGCTGTGCGGACATAGTCCTGCAAAGCACTCAATTGGTGGATGGCTTCGTCACCGTCGTTGGCGATTCGGACAATTCGTTCAGCAGCCGCGGGGTTAAGTTCGGCTCGCGCTTCTGCATCACCCAGGCTGGTGCCGGCGGTGGTGGATCGCACAGCGGGACACTTGGCGAGGACTGACAGCCGCTTACTGCCAGCAGCGACATCAGCACGAAGCTGACTGTTGGTAGCTTGAGCATCAGAGAGTGCCTTTGTGTGCTGTGTGTCGAGGTCTGCTAGTAAGCGTTGCGTGTTGCGGCGCGAATCAGCGGCCTTGTTGAGTGATTCAATCTCGCCGGCCTGCTGCTCTAGTTGCAGGTCTTTATTGCGGATCTTCTGCCAGCCGCCCCACATGATGAGCAGGCAAGCTATTACTGCTGCTATCAGATATCGGTTCATGCCAGGGCCCGGCGTACGCCTTCACTGATAACTGCGTCGCTATAAGGATTGCCACCATTCTCATGAGCGATGATCGCTACAACAAAACCCTTCAAGACTTCAGGGGCAGTGAGGCGAATCTTTTCTCCTGGAGCAGATCCGATACGTCTTTCGACTGACTTCACATAAGCGGCAGTGTCGTTCTCGTTCGACGGAGCCCATCGGCTTATGATCTGTGACACGGTGTTCAGGCCATACACGCGCTGATAGGTCTGCAGCAGCTTCCCCAGCGCCCGAATACCATTCTCTGGAGTGTCGAAACGGGCAAAGCGTGGCTTGGCAACACCTTCTTCCAGGCCCAATTGGCCATTCCACTTGTTTGAAGGGCTGTAGTCGATGTTCCCAGGGTTGTTGTTTCGGACGCCGCGCGGAGTGCTCATCAGTCAGAACCTTTGCCAGGGAACTTGAAAGCAGCGAATCGATCAGCAAGATCAGCAATCTTCTTCACGCCGATAAACCCAATTCCACCGCCAAGGCCGGCGGCCAGGTTCTGAGGCAGCCCGAAATATTCGAGCAAGGGGAAAGCCCCAGCAGTCAACAGAGTGCACAACGAAGCTTCAAGAACTGCCTGTCGCCTTGTTCCACCGCCGTAGATAATCCGAAGTGCGGCCATTACGAATGAAAGACAGCCCGCATAGATGAGTGGCGCATGCTGACTAAGCATCGCAAGCAGCACTGCCCAGGTGTCGGGTTTGTCGGGCATATTGGACATACTCAAAATCCCCTCGCCGGGGCAGAAATGAAAAAGCCCTGGCGAAATACCAAGGCTTGGAATTGAAACAAAAAAGCCCGACTCAATGGCCGGGCTTGTTTGAAGCGGTAAAACCGCAATGTGGGGGTAATTTGCCACTTCGAAGTTAACACGTCAAGAAGATTGACCTATTATCTGGGTGAGAATGGATATACCAATTAGCAAGACCGCAATAACCCCCGCGCCCCACAGACCCAGCAGTTCACGGTCTGTCATGGCTTGCGGTACCCGTCGATCAGCGCCGAAATAGGCTCGATCCCATCAGTGACATAAACACAACCTTTGAAACCTTTATCCCCTGACATCGTAATTCGACGATATTCCACAGCATCAACGGTTGTTTGGGCATAATCCGCGTTACCGCCTATGTGCACAGCCGTATCCGACATTACACACACTCGAATACTCGGAACTCCTTCCATAACCGAAATGCGGGCGCCATCTTTCGGACCACCAATCAGTAAAACTTCTTCGTAATTCATGCCGCCTCCCTCATCTCAAGACATCCATCAATGTACGCGTGACCGGCAATGATCAGCTCGCGGACCTTGAGCCGGGCCAGGCCAACTTCCTTGCCCACATCCGCCATCGTCATGTCGAAACCACGATAATACACGGTAATGCAGGCGGCCATTGCCGGCCAGCGTCGGGCCATGATTGCGACCATGCGATCAATCATCATGGCCTCTTCATCGGTGATGCATGCGGCCGGCAGGCTATCCATCTGCTCTACGTTGTCGCGCATCAGGATGTATGAAGGGGATGTGCAGCGCGGAACGCCTACCTGTTGACGGCTCCAGCGGCCCCACTGGGTCAGAAGCTCTTCTGCATCTCTCATGCTGCCACCTCTTTCAACATATCGGGGCTTACGGTGTGACGGGCAACTTCGCCGAACTCGGAGTGCATGACGATGCACTTCATGTTTTGCTGGGCGCGGTAGCCACCAAAAGCGGCGTAGGCGTCTTTGGCAGTCAGGGTGTTGAACGATTCCACGGTGACGCCGGCGTATTCCTTGACGCTCTGGTGGTGGACGTGGCCCAGATACCAGTAGCGGAACTTGGTGCGCCCCCAGGCTTCGGCCTGGTCAGCGGCCATGACGCCGGGGAGACGTTCTGATTTGCAGGTGTGGCCGTGATGGGTGCCGATCAACACCTTTCCATGCTCGATGTAGTGGAATGCTGACGGTGCGCGGTCGATGATTACCCGCGGCTCATTCTCGTAGGTGTGCCGAAGCGCAACAGACATCCACAGGGCTCCGGTGTCGTCGTGGTTGCCCACTACGTTGATCACTCGGACTGTGGCGTGCTTCTCCAGGGCCGAGGCGATGCACTGGCGCATGACCTTCATGCCGACGCTGATCATCTTCGCGTACCGGCCGTCCAGGTCCATGATGTGGCCACTACGCGACGTCATGCCCTCCATGTTGTCGGCGTGGAACCAGTCGCCGAGGTTGATGATCACGGCCTGCTCTGCCGGTGGCGCAAGCTCCACTAGGGCGGCCATGGCGCCGCACTGGACGCGTACAGCCTCGGTCATGTCCCAGCTATCGCCCTGGGTTTCTTCTCCCCAAGCCCGCATACCGATGTGGGCATCACCGATTGGGTAAACCGCCATCAACTGAGAGAGGGTCGTAATAGGCCCTCTAACAGGGTCAATTTGCGGGAGGTCCTCAGACAGCGCCTGGCAGGCGGCAATCATCAGCTCGCGCTGACGCTCATGGTCGATGCTCGTCTTCACCCACTGAAGCACCGGGGCCTTCTGACCCTCCTTGTAAAGGCTGGAGGTGCCCTTGAGGTGAAATCCGTCTGGCACGGTGTGGCTCATGTCGTGCTCTGGGCTCCAGCCCTTTCTAGCCAGCGCGGCCTTGCGCCCCCACAACGTCCGCTCATTCATGCCGAAGTGAGCCGCTGCCTGGGCAACGGTCATCGTCTTGAGCGCTTCGATGATCTGCTCGTCTGTTGCTTTGGCTGCGCTCATTGGGCATCTCCAGCAAGTGCTTCGGCTTTCAGAGCGGCATAGGCCACACAGTCTTCGGCCGAATCAGCGTGGTAGGCCGGGTTCTGCCACTGGCGCACGTCCTTCAGGATCTGGAGTAGTAACCACCCTTCCGCCTCGCTCAAGCTCTGGCCCGTGATTGTGTTGAAGGCCGAAACGGCGGCCCCCATGCTCCGCTCACCCTCGGGTTTGTCGTATTGCTGCCCGCGCTCCAGCATCAGCGCCTGGGCCTTACCAAGAAATTCGTGTGCCTTCATGCTGCAGCCCTCTTTAGTTCTTTGGTCTTTGCCCGGTATTCGGCGGCCAACGCCTTGAGTTGCTCGACGGTGTACTTCTTCGGTAGATGCGGCCCTTCAAGCCATTCCACAGCATCGGCCCCAATCCGGCGCACAAGCTCCTGGCGATAGTTCAGAAGGTCGCCGGACTTGTGCGTATTGCATGGGGCACATTGGCGCCAGATATTGAGTGGCTCGAATCTGAGCTCCGGGTGAGCGTTAACCGACCTGAAATGCCCAGCGTGCCATTGCCCTTCGTGGAAGCGTCCACAGCTGACGCAAGGGAGATCCTTGTCCCTGAGGCGGATAAACTCGTTGACTGCTTTCTGCGCGTCCTTGAGGTGGTCGGCTCTGGTCTTTAGAGCCTCCTTACGGTCCTTGATCTCGCGGCGCCCTACTTCGGCCAGAGCCTTCCCAGCGATTGCCCGCCCTTTCTCCGACTGCCCATGAGCAATGGCGCACTTGATCTCGCCGCACACTACCTGACCATTGCGCACTTGCACGAACATCACCCGGCACTCTGGGCAGCGCTTGCGGCGCGGAGCACCGGACTTGAGCGGGGTCTTGCGCTGTATAGGAGTGCACTTCATGCAGACCTCCAAATCTGGTCGCGCGTCTTAAGGCCATTTTTCTTGGCCTCGCGCTTCACTTTCCGCAGTTCGTCCTGAGCCTGCTCGATGGTCATTTCACCCGCATGGATCTTGGCTACAAGAGATGCGCGCAGTGCTGAGCTGTCGGCGACAATCCCCTGCTCTTCTGCAATCTGGAGGGCAACCCTTTTATCGGTGCGCCGGTCGTACCAGTCGCGTCTACTCATACCGCCTCCTTGGTTTTCTGCTGCTCAGGAGCGAAGTCGTCACGGAGGGGCATCAGATGCTTAACACCAAAGGCCGCAAAGCGCTCATGCAACCTCACCACCCAAAGATCGCACTCAGCCACAAACTCGATACCCTGAAAATTTGCGTCAGTTCCCTCAGGGAAAAACTGGATCAACTCGACCTCGCACCCTGCTGGGGCCTCATCGCCTATCGGCGCAAGAGTCAGCGCGAGGTCGCCCGGCTTGAATTGATGGCTCATGCGGCTTGCTCCCACTGCTCGGGCATCTGGCCCTTTGGTTCGCTCCAGATCACGCCCTTCTCGGCGCCGAAGACGTACATGCACTCGATCACGTCGCCCAGCTCGGCTACGGTCATGCGCTTGGTGCTCTCCCCGAGCATCACCACGCCTCCGTTGATGCCCTGGGCCATGCGGATCTCCTGGCGGGCTGCCGCGGTCATCAGCGCCTTCCAGTCCTCGCTGTCGAGCTTCTGCATGATCCCGTTGACCGGCCATTCGACTTGGCGGGAGATGTCACCCAGCATTGCCCAGAGCTTGGCGTTCTGGTCCAGGGTGCGGCGGGACTTGACCGGGCGGATGATGATCTCGACGGCGCCGATGGCCGATAGCTCAGTGGCAAACAGATAGGCAAGCTTGAACACGTCGCGGATCCGGCTCGGGCCCGACGACCAGAAGTGACGGGGCTTGTGGATTACGCTGGACATCAGAATCCCTCCTTGCCACGCTGCGATTCCCACTCGAACGGAACGACGATCGCCCCGCCCTCTCTGAGACGATCTGCGCAGCGTTCACCGATTGCCGAGGCCAACGCCTTGGCATCCAGGTTGGAAACGATCACGGTTGGCCGCAGCTCCTCGTAGCGGCCATTGATGATTGAGAACAGCGTGGTCAACTCGAAGTCGCTCGGCTTCTCCTTGCTGACACCGATCTCGTCCAGGACCAGCAGCGAGGGACTGATCAGGCTCGCCAATATCTGGCTTTCGCTTTTCTCACTGGCGTTGTCGTAGGTGGCACGGATGGCCTGGAGCACTGCGCCGACGGTGCGATACACGGCTGTCGCGGTGGTGGTCGCCATGACCTCGTTTGCGATTGCCACGGCCAGGTGCGTCTTCCCGGTACCTGGCTTGCCCAACAACAGCAAGCAGCGGCCAGACTCGGCAATGACTGAGAACTCGGCAGCGTAGCGGCGACAGGTGTTCAGGGCCTTGCGCTGCTCGGTTGTCTTCGCAACGTACTGGTCAAAGGTCTTGCCCGAGAAACGCTTAGGGATCAGAGCTGCACCAAGCTTTTCGGCCATGCGGATACGCAGTGCGGTCGATTCCTGGACCTGGCGCCGCGACTCCTCTTCCTCGGCACGAATTCGACTGCACTCAGGGCAACCAGACTTCAGGTCACGGCCTAGCACCGAGTAGACCTTCTGCTCGTACGCACCGTGGGTTTCACAGGTGGCTGGGTGGATTCTGGTTCCTGGTGGATAGCTCGGCGCCGGCATGGCGACAACGTTTTCAGAAGCCATAGCTGCCGTCCTCCCGCTGGATCAGGCCGGCGGTGTAGTCGCGGTCAGCGAATCCGGTGTGGCGGGATTGGGGGAACTGGTGGACATTACTGGCAATCCTTACCTCGTCCTCCCAGCGCTTGCCGTTGAGCCAGGTTGCTGGGTGAGGAATGAACTGACCGCCGCCCTTGGTCCAGTCTGGGCAGACAACCTGCCGAGCCAAGCCATCAGCGATCAGGGCGAACAGGTCATCAGTGACCTTGAGTTTCTTCCAGGCCTTCTCCGCAGAAGCCTTGCCCTTCTTGTTCGGGTACAGCTTCCAGAACTTCGGGAACAAGTCATCACTCGGCGAAGTCGGCAATGCCGAAGGCGTTGACGGGTTGAGGGGATCAGCAGTCAGGAATCCGGAATCAGGAATCAGAGAATCAGCCCGAGCGCTTCCGATAATGGCAGAAGTCGTTCCGCCAAAATCGGTAGTGATACAACCCTCTGATGCAGAAGGGATAACTGACTCAGGTTCATTACGATGTGGGTTCTGATGTTTGTCGAAGTTCTCCACCTGGATGAAGCGCTTATCACCGACGGTGTACCGGGTGATGAAGCCTTCTGAGGCAAGCCACGACAATAACCCTTCAGTGTCAACCCCATCACGGTATGGGAACAGCTCGCCCTTGATGCGCAGCGGACGATCCTCAAGACGCCCTGCTTTGTCAGCCAGCAGCCAAAGGCCTTCGAACAACAGCGTCAGCATCGGGTCAGCAACGCCGAGGACTTCGTTTTTAAACAAGGCTGGCTTGATGTTTCTTGCACGGGCCATTACTGATCCTCCTGAGAATCCACGGCGCCGATCACCAGCTCTCCACGCTCAAGCAAGCGCGCTTGATCTTGGTAAACTGATTCGCGGACATAGCTGGTGTGGGTGTCGACGTTGCACTGAATCCAGTGGAATGCCAGTCCAGGCGAACAGGTGAAGAACTCCCTGTTCGATCTATGGCGATAGCAGTCCAGATCCAAATGCATGCGCCGCTCATTTAGAAATGCGTTATCGACCTCGGCATAGAAAGCAATCTCGAAGTCCGATGGGCACGCTGTCGCCGCTGATAGCTCGGCACAGCGCTGTGATGGAGATCGATCTGTCGCTCCGATCTTGCAGAGCCCCGGCATTGAAGGATTGGTGAGGCAGTAGATAAAACTGATGTTCATTGATATGATCCCTCTCACATCTGCTGTTGAAAGAGCCGACCTTGCCCGTCGGCTTTTTTGTGCCCAGAATTCGGGCGGACTTTTCAGTCCCTCTGCATCACTTTTCAGGGCCTTTTGAGTCCCTTTCGGGATCTCGCTTTGTTACTGGTAGGAGCCGTACTTTTCGGGCTCCTCTTGGCCTGGTCTTCTCGATCAGCGCTTCCCTTCCCAAGCTCGCTGCGTACTGCTCTGGCGTGACGCCTTCTTTCTTTGCCAGCCGCTCAAGCTTTTCGTAGAGATGCCCATCGATCCCATGGCAGATCGTGGTTTCGGGCACAGAGGCCTCCTTTAGGGACTTCAGGCCATGTGGCGTGGAGCGGTAACATCTTGCTCAACGATGCTTTCCAGCTTCTCCTCGACGCACATGCGGACGAAGACAGCGAGTTGCAGCTTGTGAAGTCGCGCCACGGCCTTCAAAGCCTCATAAGTCTCATCGTCGTAGCGAGACTTGATTTCCCGATCCTTCAGGTGGCGGTTGTTGTCGTACATGCGTTACTCCTGGTTTTCAGAAAGGGTTAAGCGGCTGTCTTGGTGGAAGCCTTGAGCTTCCCCTTGGTCATGACCTGAATTTGGTATTGGCGGCTCTCAGGAACCGAATCGCCCCACTGAGTTACAGCGCTTGGATGAATACCAAGCGCCGCGGCCAGCTTCGTTTTCGAGCCAAAATGCTTGATGGCATCGTTCATGTTCATTGCGAGTCCTCGCGTATCAATAACCCAATTTCAGCACACTTAAACTTGCAGTGCAATCGGCCAGGGCGATTTGCACCCACTTAAATTCAGGTGGCTTAAAATCTGCTCATGAACAGAAACGAACGAATTGCCCGCGCCATATCACTCAGCGGGAAATCAAAGAGTGAAATCGCCAATCTATGTGGGGTGGCCCCTTCGGCAGTCACGCAATGGATCAGCGGCGAGAGCAAAACCCTAAAAGCTGAAAGCGTGTTCGCACTTGCTAAGGCCACCGGCTTTCGTCCGGAATGGCTGACCTTTGGAACTGGACCGGAGAAATCCATTGAAGCAGGCCCGGCGCACTCCCAGGGCGAGCTAATAGGCCTGGTGTCAGCCTGGGATGCTGACGATCCGCTTGATGATGACGAGGTCGAATTGCCCTACTATGCCGAGGTCGAATTTGCCGCAGGAAATGGCATGACTGAAGTCGTAGAAGTTGCAGATCGCAAGCTTCGCTTTTCCAAGGACACGCTAAGGGCTGCAGGTGTCCAGCCAGATTGCGCAGCAGTTGCCCGGGTTAGAGGTCGCTCAATGGAGCGCTTGATCCTGGATGGCGCCGCGATTGGGTTTGATACCAGCTTTACGCACATCGTTGATGGCGAGATCTATGCCTTCAATCAGGATGGGATGCTACGAGTAAAGTACCTCTACTCCCTACCTGGCAACTCCGTGCGAATTCGCAGCGAGAACACCGAGGAGTATCCTGATGAGGTTATGACCCCTGATCAGTTTTCTGAAATTGCCATGCTAGGCCGGGTCTTCTGGTGGTCTACGGTCAGGAGAGCCCCAAGAAGATAACCATTCCGTAATCACTGCCAATCAAGCCCGCCATGTGCGGGCTTTTTTGTGTCTGTCACGTCATAAAAATTAAGCAAGCTGAAAAATATTTCTTCAGCGCACTTGACTACTCATTTCAGTGCGCTTAAATTTCACCTCAAGCAGTCACCAAATAGGTACTCGCGAGGCCCTCAAGAGGACCGCAGCAGCAAGGCAGCGATGAACCGGCCTCAACGGTTCAGAGGGTTGGCAACTGACCCGGGTGTGCAGCGTAAAGCACCGTAATCAGTTATCTGGCGGGGAGGTCCGCGGCCGGAGTCAACAACTAGAAGAAGCCCAGGGCTGTCGCCAGCAGCGAGCCCGGGCCGAGGGGTGCTGATTCATCCCTGGTTTTACAAATGCCTCCACAACCCCTGGAGGCATTCGAAAGCCGCGAACAGAGGTAAGGGTCATGGTGTGGGTAATCAATAACAGCTCAAACAAGGTCGCCGAAGTAGCTCTAGGCAGTAAGGAAATGCTCGCTGCAAAAAACGTTTATCTGTCTCGTGCTGAGGCAATCAAGGCGCATCAGGTCACTTGCCCGCATAAGACATGGCTTGGGCACAGCGGAACAGGCGCGATCTTTTGTGCCGACTGCAACAAAACCTTCCCTATAGAGGCTGGAGAAGCACTATGAACAACGAACTTGTGCAACAACTGCTGGCCAAGGCACGCAAGAGCCTGGCTGCCGGCGACAAGACTCAAGCAACCGTGTGGCACAGCATGGCTAAGCAGGCAAAGGCGAGCGGTCACCGAATCTGACCTTTTCACTGATGCCGATCCAGAGCGGTGGGCAGCGGGAAAACAACCGGGAGAACTTTAAATGAGTGAAAAAGGCGTGAATGGACCTGTTGAGGTTCAGATGCTGGTCCATGTGACAAACGGGCACCAGAGCGGCGTTGCAACCATTGGCATGGGCATGGGCAAATATCCAACACCGCAGGAGTTGGCCGACCGCCTTGCCAAGTTTGAACGCGATGAGCTTCCAAGCATCTCGCCGGGGTTTCGACTTCAAACATCTACAGAGTTTTTCGATACCGCATGCATGGAAAAGACCGGTCAAACATTCGCCACGCCGGCCTATTGGCAGCAATGGAAGCCAATCGACTGAACAACCAGCGCCACGACAGCTTGTCGTTAACTGCCCGATCCCTGGTACTCCCCAGCACCAGGGCGCATCGGGGTGTGATCTGAATGCGCAGGCTGATGCGCTGATAGCGGCTACAGCAGCCCCGGTTGCTCGGGAAACTCTTGAAAAGACGCCGTTTAAAAGTCTGTAGAGCAACCAGACTAAGAAGTCGGAGATCAGCACCGGCTAGATCACACCCCGATGCGGACGAGAACACACCGCGAGAGCGGCCCCCTGCATCAACGCAGCAAAGCAGATGAATCCCCGGGCTGACGGGGTGGAGACCCGTAGTGGAACAGCTAGCCAACAGATCCTTTAAGCGGGATGAGGCAGCCAGTTTATGGATACCTTGCCAACCATATATGCCGGAGATCAGCGCCGGCCATCTGCACCAAACGAGCGGCGTCTTCGGGGCGCCCTGCTCACCCAACCCACTGGAGATCACCATGCTCCTACTGTTCCTGATCGGCGCAGCGCTTTGTGATGTGCGGCCAGAACCGCCAATTGAGGCAACGCTGCCAACCGGTCCCGTTCGAACCCACCGCATGCCATGGCGATGTACTGAGGGTCAGCTTGTGTTCTGGCACTGGCTGCCCCGCCCAAAATACTGACTCTTGAGTTTCAAGACTACGGCATCTGAGAAAGCCCCGAACGTCCAACGGGGCTTTCCTTTTCTCGCCTCTATTACGTCAGCACTCCCCGGCGCCCATCGGCAAACAGCCGTGCGTGAGTGCTGACGAATGAAAGCGACCAACCCCGACAAGGAAAACCCCATGAAAACTTTCAACCCCGAACAACTGGCCGAAATCCTCGGCAGGCACAAGCTGTGGCTGGACGATGAAGCGGGCGGCCTGCGTGCCGACCTGCGCGGTGCCGACCTGCGCGGTGCCGACCTGCGCGGTGCCGACCTGAGCGGTGCCGACCTGAGCGGTGCCGACCTGCGCGGTGCCGACCTGCGCGGTGCCGACCTGCGCGATGCCGACCTGCGCGGTGCCTACCTGCGCGGTGCCAACCTGCGCGGTGCCGACCTGAGCGGTGCCGACCTGAGCGGTGCCGACCTGCGCGGTGCCGACCTGCGCGACGCCGACCTGAGCGAGATCGCAGGAATGAACGGTGCAACCGGCAACCGTAACGAGATCAAGGCACTCCAGTGCGATATCTGGCCGGTCACATACACCTCCACCCATCTACAGATCGGCTGCCAGCTGCACACCATCGCTGAGTGGTGGGCTTTCAGCCAGGTCGAGATCGACCACATGGACGGCCAGGCCACTGCCTGGTGGGCAGTCTGGAAGCCGATTCTCAAGAACATTATCGAGACATCGCCAGCGGTACCGGGCGGCGAGCCGAAGCCAGAACCTGCCGAGCCTGAGCAGGCGGAATAACCCTTTATGCGGGCGAGTCGCGGGGCCTGATCGGCCAGACCAGACGCAACCCGGGAAGCGCCGGGCGCTCGCACCCAATCCCACGAGGGCTGACGAGTACAGGTGAACCAACGAATGGAGAGAGTCATGAGCGATACAAGTTGCTTGAGAGAGATGCCTAAGTACCAGAGCCACAAACAGGTTTGGGCTCTGAAGATCAAGGCTATCGATGGTCGGACAATCACCCCGGCTGAAGAAGGTTTCGGCCCATTCAGTGTGAGCGCCAAGTACCTGGAAAAGCACAAGCCACAAGTGGGCGGGTATTTCGTCGAGTACGAGGGCGGCTACAAGTCTTTCTCTCCTGCCGATGCCTTCGAGGCTGGCAATACGCTGATCGGCAAGCCGGTTGAGGATATTCGAGTCCTGCTCACCTTTTACAGCGCAGGCAGCCTTAGCCAATTGATCGCCGAGCAAAGCGACCATATCCGGCAGCTTCAACAGCGGCTCGCTCCTTTCCTCAAAGAACCTCAACCATTCATTCGAGTCCGCGAGGGCTAACCCCAAACACTGGAGGTCGCCATGGCCGTCACAACCTCGCAGGCCATCGTCTACAAGGGCGGCGGTCGGCGTTACCTGACCCTTAGATCGGCCTGCGCTGCTGAGGCTAGGGCACTACTCAAGACCCGCTGCGAATGCGAAACCATGGACCACGGGCCAATGGGCTATGAGCATCTGATCTGCTGGTATCACGAAGAAGAACGCAACGCCGTGCTGATGCGCCGCCTGACTGGCGGGTACATGCGGCGCTTTCGGGCATCCCAAAAGTAACTGGAGGCACCCATGAACACTACAATGCAGATATGCCAAGCCCGGTATGACGCCATGCTGCCTCCGGAGCCGGTTGATACGGTTGAGGCTGAGCGGATCTGGGTCGACAACGCGGCCTGTGACCTTCTGGACGGGCAAGACGTGAAGTTCCAGCGCCGCATGCGCAGTCCCCAGGGCGTGACGCATGATCAGTTTGCCCAGGCGGTTGATGAATATGTGATGGATCATCTCTGCGAGCCTGGAATGGGCGCCTCAGTGATAGGCCGCTTGATCTTGGCCGCACGCCGCAGAGACGTGTCAGAAGCCCACAGCGCTGCATTTGAGGCCTTGGATAGCCAAAACCCCGAAGACACCCTGCGCGAGATTGCACGCGCCCTCCTGCGCCCTATCGCTGCTGATGGCCTCATCGCCCAGGCCGAGGACGATGAGCTATGAGCCCTCACATCTTGATAGGCGAAGAACTTGATGCCCTGGCCAGCCCGGAAACCCCTATCAGTTGGTCGGTGATGGTCCAGAAGCACCTAACCGAGATGATGGCCGACCAGCGCATCACCATCGACGAGTTCAATCACTACTGCAGTCGTCTCAACAAGATCGTTGAGCGCCGCAAGGAGGCAGCATGACCATCATCGCCGGATCATTCAAAGGACTCACCGAATCCCTGCAAATGCAGGGGTTCTCGTTTCTGGGGGATGTGAACTGGATCAAGCAGCCGGCTCGCGTTCGTGGGATGTGGCGCTGCTCAGTTGAGGTAAAGGTATGAAGCTCTTCCAGATCATCATGGCCATCATCATCGTTATCTACGCCTACAGCAGCCTCACGGAGCCGGATGAAGTCAATCAGATCCCTCCTCCGGCGGCTCAGAAATGACGCGCCAACGCGCAAGGCGCCTCGCCTACTGGCGCGGCTCCCTCCCCGTTCTACTTCTTTTCTCACTTCTGATGCTGCTCGGCGCTATTGCTGATCGCGTCACTTCCTAAACACTTACGGCGCCCCTCTCCGGTGGCGCGGAGAGATAGTCATGTCTGCAACCAGCGTAGCCACAATCAAACCAAAGACTCTGTCAGGCCGAATGGCCGAGCGTTTCGGTGTCGACCCTCAGGAAATGATGGCGACACTCAAGGCCACGGCATTCAAGGGCCAGGTCACAGATGCACAGATGCAGGCGCTGATGATCGTTGCCGACCAGTACGGCCTGAACCCGTGGACGAAAGAGATCTACGCCTTTCCGGACAAGGGCGGCATCGTCCCTGTCGTTGGCGTTGACGGCTGGGCCAGGATCATCAACGAGAACCCGGCGTTCGACGGCATGGAGTTCTCCATGGACAAGGACGGCACCGAGTGCACCTGCAAGATCTACCGTAAGGACCGTGGCCACGCGATCAGCGCAACTGAGTACATGGCTGAATGCAAGCGCAGTACGCAGCCATGGCAGTCCCACCCTCGCCGCATGCTGCGCCATAAGGCAATGATCCAATGTGCGCGTCTGGCATTCGGCTTTGCCGGTATCTACGACCAGGACGAGGCTGAGCGGATCGTCACCAACGACGTTCCAGGGCCGTCTGTAGATGCAGGTCCAGCTATCGAGACCATCCGTAACGCTCAGTCGATGGAAGAGCTGCAAGCGGCATTCACGGCGGCCTGGAAAGATCTCCCGACGGAGCGCGCAGCACTCACCAAAGCGAAGGACGAGCGCAAGAAAGAACTGTCCGAGCCGGTCGAAGCAGAGTTCGAGGAGGTGCCAGATGCAGCAGGGAACTGATGAGTGGATTCGCGCCCGCCTGGGAAAGGTCACGGCAAGCAAGGTCAAGGACGTGATGACCAAGGGGCGCGGCAAGGAACCGTCGGCCACCCGTCGCAACTACATGATGGATCTGCTCTGCGAGCGCCTGACAGGCAGCCAGGGTGGGCCCGACCTTTCCCGCAATGCGGCAGTACAGCGCGGCACCGAGCTTGAGCCAGTTGCCCGCTCAGCCTACGAGATCGACAAGGGTCTGATGATTCAGGAGGTCGGCCTGATCGACCATCCATTAATCGTAGGATTCGCGGCGTCTCCAGACGGTGTTGTCGAAGCAGATGGCCTTATCGAAATCAAATGTCCACACACAGCCACTCATATCTCGGTGATCCAAGCCGGATGCCACGACAGCCAATACGAGTGGCAAATGCTCGCCCAGATGGCCTGCACCGGGCGCGCCTGGGTCGACTTCGTTAGCTTTGACGACCGCATGCCTGAAGAACTGCAGTACGCCTGCTTCCGCTTCGAGCGCGACGACAAGCGCATCGCCGAGATGGAAGCCGAGATCAAGACCTTCCTGGAAGAGCTTGCAGCGCTTGAGAAGGAAATGCGGGAGCGCATGAGGAGCGCAGCATGATCAGCAACCACACAACCCTGATCGACCAGAAGCGCCAAAGCGCCGCGGATATCTCGGCCCAGATAGCGCAGTTCCTGGCAGCAGACGGGAAGATCCAGATCCTGGAAAGCCCTCCTTTCAACCCAGAGCCTCCCAAACGCTCAAAGAACATCGACCCCGAGACGGTCCTCAAGCGCAAGCCGAAGGGCCTGACCCTGGCCGAGCGCCGGGCCCTCAAGCGCATGGCGGACGCACTGCTATGAAAACTCGCAAGCCCAACAATGCCAGGACCCGGGTCGAGCGCGCATGCCGCGGCCTGGTACGCACCAACCACGTCGCCGTCGTGAACATCGACCCAAGCGGCCGGCAGGGAATGATCAACTACAAGTCGCTCAAGAACATCGCGCCTGGGAAGATCGGGCAGGCTGTGTGCGGCATCCCCCACCGCTGGACGATCTACATGAGTGCCATGTGCTTGGACGCCCGTGGTGATCGCTACAGCAAGTCGATTGAGCTGGCACCGGATGGCGTCTATCTCTCCGACCACCTCGAAGAAGTCATCGAGCATTGCTACATGACGCTGCGCGCCGAAGCCAACCAAGCGCAGATGGTGGCCTCGGGCTGGATTGCTATCCCCGACACCGTGTCGCTCGATGAAGAGCACGCAGCGCGGATCTTCGAAGCCGTCGGCGCTTGGCACCAGGTCAAGGTCGATTCATGCGCCGCATAGCTCGAACTCAACAACGCAAACGACAGACCTGGCTGGACCTGCCAGCCAGCGGAATAGAGGCACACCATGGCTGCTGCTCAGAAAGAACGCTCAGCAAAGACCGCGGCGAAGAGAAAGAGCCGCGGCGAAGAGGAATTGCGTTTACACACGATGGCCGGCACGCGCCAAGCCTTGGCTGACCTGATGGCCTGGGCCGGAATCGAAGAACAGGGCGAAGCAATGACACTGATGATTCACCACCTCCATGCCCTTGGTCCTATTGGATCAGCTCAGTTCTTAGCGCTGCCGCGACACGAAATAAAGATCAGCGAAAACGTGTCGGCAAAACTGCAGCTCGCATACAACCGCGAAGCACTGCGCATCTGCCACGACGAATAGCCCCCGGGGCCACCCGGAAGGACTACCCATGATCCGCCAATACCGCTTCAGCGAGCTCATGGCTCGACTGACGAATAAAGAGTGGTCGGTCGTTAGGTACGGCAAGGACCGTTTTGTGTTCATCCCGACGATCTACAAAGGGAGCCGGTCATGAGCATGTGCGACTGCAACCAGGGGCGCCTGCCCTGTACCTGTAAGCCAATTGAGGCAGAGAAAATTATGATTGAAGCTCATCGCTATAAAGTCGTGACGATGCTTTCGCAGGCTGGCGCGACAATTGGTTACGACCCGCACGGGCCTGATGTCGTAATGGCCGATGCCTTAGATCGCGTAATAGCCGAGCGTGACGCCCTGCAAGAGCGCCTGAACGCGGCAGATCAGAAGGACGACGATCTGTCGTTCCAGCTCAAGGACCGCGAGGGTTCGCGGCGCGACTGGTTCGAGGTCGCGCAGGTAGCAGAGAAGCGGGTCGCGGTGCTAGAGCAAGCGCTGAGGTTCTACTCCGATGGCGAGCATTACCACTTTGAGAGCGGTAACTGGGACACAGTGAGCGGAGAGCCGCTGAATATCCTTTGGTGTGGCGATGAGCCCGATTTCATTGAAGATGGCACGGTTGCCCGCAACGCCCTATCCGCCTGCGCAGAGCCGAGCGCGCCAGTCGATCCGGTGGATGCTGCCCTGGACCGAATTTCGGTCAAGCTGGATCGAGCCATTGAGCTATGCGAAGCCTCTATCGAAAAAGCACCAACCGAGCGCGACGAGCGGGCGGAGTTCGAGGCGCACCGCAAGTCTATGGGTCTGTGCGTTAAGCGTATGCCAGGGCGCCCAGACTTGTATGAGGACAATTACACCCAGGGCGGCTGGACCTCCTGGCAGGCCCGCGCCGCCCTGGACAAAGCCACCGAGGGCGCGAGCCATGAGTAACGAAGATGCAAGCCGTGCTCTTGGTCGGTGCAAAATGCCGCCCGGATATCGTCTGATCCAGTTGGATAGCGGCCACTTCATGTGGCGTCACAATGAAAGTGACGATGAATCTTGCATCCATTGGAGCAAGTGGGCGGTGTATCACGGCGCACATGCCGACAGTAAGTTGCGAGGGTCGAAGTCATGAGTAACGAAATGATCAGCGTGCCGCGTGATGAGCTTGAGTTTGCGCTCGGATTCAAATGCCACGGGCATAAGAATCGCACCGATCAGGCAGCGGATCGACAGCGCGCAATGGACCAGATGCGCGCCCTTCTCGCCAAGCCTGAGCCCGCTGCTGAGCGCAACAAGTACGCATCAGGCCCGGAATTCAAGGTTGTGCCGCTCTACACCCACCCAGCTGAGCAGCCCTCCGGAACCACTAGCGACAAGTACAAGGCCGAGCTGTACGACGAAGTTTGGCAGTTGGCCCGCGACATGGGCTTTGGCAACGTCACTGATGCGCTGATGAAGCTGCAAAGGCAGCTCCAGGGCGAGCCGCTGTATCAGGTTAGCGACGGGGTAAATGGATGGGATGATGTGGACCTTCTTCGCTACAGCGCGTGCTGTTTAGACCCTGAAGAATACATATGCCGTGTGCTCTACACCCACCCAACCGAGCAGCCCGCGCAGAAGTACGACGACACTCTGTTGCCGTTCATGGAGCTGATGCGCCGGGAGCTGCACGCCAACAGCCACAAGGGTGGCCGGCCCGAGTGGTTGAAGATGACCGCAAGCACCGCACTGGAAGAGATTGCGCACCACTTCAACAAGCTTGACGAGGCGGTAGGCGCACGCGACAACCCGCAGATCCAGGAATACGCGGCGGATATCGCCAACATCTGCATGATGCTGCTAGATATCTGCGGAGTGCTTTCGCTTGCCGAGCAGGCCAAACCCATCATCTCCACCAGCGACACGTACCGCGCCGAGCTGTACGACGAAGTTTGGCAGTTGGCCCGGGACATGGGCTTTGGCAACGTCACTGATGCGCTGATGAAGCTCCAGGGCAACAAAACCCGCTAGGAGTACATTTGTACTCCGCCCGCAAAAACCTAACCCCTCCCCCACATTCAAGTCAGCCGCTATAGCGGCCAAGGACGAAGTCATGCCTGAAGAAACCCTCAAGCTCCAGGTAGGCCGCACCTACCGCGCTAAGAAGCCCGCAAAAGCAGGTGATTGGCGTAACCCGCAGGTGAATGACCGAACCATCAAATGGATTGGTCATGAAGAAATCCAATACGACGGGCCGTCTGTAGCCATCGGACGGAAATACCCAAAGGTTTCAAGGGAGAAGTTCCTGGCCTGGGCCGCAAGCGACGTTACCGACCAACTTCCGCCAAACGAATACGCGAAATGGCCGCCGGCTAAAGAGGTGCAGCCATGATCCTCCCCGCCCTGCTCTTCGCAATCTGGAACATCTACACGGGGCCAAGGCCATGACGCAAATGATCGAAGTGAAGACCGCCGAGCTGATCGGGCCGGCGCTGGATTGGGCGGTTGCCCAGATCGACGGGGTCAAGACCATCATGATGGCCTCGCGCAAAGACCAACCGAAGGAGCCTTTTGCACTGTTCGGGTCGCTGGCTCTGGCCATTGGCGGTGATGACCAGTCTAGCTATGCCCCATCCACCTGCTGGCATTGCGGCGGCCCGCTGATCGCCGCGCATCGTGTAAGCGTCATCTACTCGGATGAAACCTGCGAACCGTGCGCATGGACCGATAGCACTGCCCCATGGCATGGCGGTACTCCGCTTATCGCAGCCTGCCGCGCCATCGTAGCCGCCAAGCTGGGTGACACCGTGAGCGTGCCTGCTGAACTGGCCTGAAGAGTCCGCCCGGCCCGGGTAGCAGTCACCTCAGGACAGGAAGGACATAGACCGGGCGAACCCAGAGACAGTGCCACGGCGCAACGCCGGCGGCGATCAGCACCATCTGAAACACCCCACTCAACAATCGGAAAGCCTGCCGGCGATGGCGGGCGAGGAATTCGTATGGCCGATCAAAAACACCACCTGCGCGAAGCCGTTATCGAAGCGATTTCGGATATTGCTCAGCACCTTCCGCTCGACTGCCAGATGTTTGTCATCGCCTGCCGGCCGGGCAAGGCCGACTTTGACCTGGTGCTGCCATCACCTGAGGCCAACCTGAATAACGCGCTCGACGCGCTACGCCGAAACGGCCTGAGCATCGACGGCGACAACGCCTACAAGCGCGACCTTCTGGACTCTGTAGTCGGTGCACTGGCGTTCGGCGCGCAGAACAACAACCCGCCAACGGCCGGACACTGGGGGCAAAGCTTGTGGGATATCGGGCGCGAGGAACGGGCGCTGACCGAGGAACTGGTGGCAGCGCTGAAACTCACCCGCGAAAACCTGCGCGCCTGCCAAGCGACCATCCACCTGTGCGGCGGATTCGACCCGGCCTATGTAAACGATGCCCAGGCTGCAATGGCAGTCGCCGACAAGGTTCTGGCCAAGGTCATCGCGTAACCCATCACCACCTTCTGCCGCCACGCGCGGCGTGGAGCGCCCCTATGTCCCTCATCGAATTACAAGAAGGCCGGAAGTTCGCGGTGGAGATGCTGATGCAGGCGTCTCACCTGCCGCGGGCGATGTTCGACGACCGCGGGCCAGTCGAAACGATGGCCTGCAACCTGGAACTTTCAGCTCAGAGCCGGCCAGCGGATTACGCGCTGGGCATTCGGCAAGTTATCGAGGAAGCACGCCATGCTCATTGATATCCACGAAGTAAGGCTGGACGGCGGCCTGGGCCGTCTCTACGACGCAATTGATCGCATCCCCGAGCAGCGCCGCTCCGGCCTCTGGGTCGAGTTCGACGGCGAGTCATTCCCGGTTAAGACCGGGATCAGGAATTTCATCGTGCTGACGACTGAACGACTGCAGGAGGTCGAGCGCCGGCGCAAGGGCAAGAAGAAAGGAGCAGCGGTATGAGCGACAAGATGAGGGAGGAGTTTGAAGAGTGGGCATGGAAGAGGTTCGGGGACGTTTTCTGGTACGGAATAGAACGGGCCCACGTTTTCATGAGATCTGGAGATCGGTATCACACAGAATTTCTGAATACCAGGTGGGAATCCTGGCAAGCCTCCCGCGAGTCGATGGTAGTGGAGTTGCCCAAGGATCACGAATTTCATTCTCCGTCTGGAATGCGCAGAGGTTGCCGAGAAGCCCTCGAATCCCTGGGCCTGAGGGTGAAATCATGACTGACTACACAAAGTTGCAAGCTCGTTGCCAGCGTGGAGAGGGGCGTATAGCTGACGCTAATAACCTTCTCGCCGAATGCTATGGGGCGCTCGGCCGGCTGATCGCCGAGCGGGACCAGCTCCACGCCGAACTCAAGGGCCTGCGCACCGGATTCGACGCGCAGAACGAGGTGATCGTGGGGCTGAGGGTGGATGCGGATCGATATCAATGGCTGCGTGATAGAGCGAGTGTGATCCTTAGCGAAGAAGTTGGGTTTACTGCTGAAAGTGGCCAAAGGATCTATTCGACAATGCCGACTCAACGAGAACTGGATTCCGCTATAGACGCCGCCATGGGCAAAGGAGGTGAGGCGTGAGTGCAGAACTTGCCGTACCTCCCCGCTTTATCCGGGCCATGAAGGCCCCCGCATACCTAGGTATGTGCAGAGAAGAATTCAAGAACACCGTCAGGCCGCACCTGACTGAAATCCGCATTGGAAAACAGGGTGTTGCATTCGACCGCAACGAGCTCGACGCCTGGGCAGATGCCTACATCCAGTCGGTCGCAATTGAAAAAGCGAGCAATGAGGACAACAATCCGCCCCGCAGTGGGCGCCAAGGAGTTAAGACATGGCGCGAAAAACGATCTCAGGCCTCTACCAGAGGAACGGGATTTGGCACATTGACAAAGTCGTCAGGGGTAGCCGACTTCAGGAAAGCACTGGAGCAAGCGAAAGGGAGGAAGCGGAGCAGTACCTGATCCACCGGCTGGAGAAGCTTCGGCAGGAAAAGGTTTACGGCGTGCGACAGGTAAGAACATGGCGTGAAGCTGCTACCCGTTTTCTGGTGGAGTTCAAGGACCAGCCATCAATCGGGCTATCCGCCTCGCATCTTGAACAGCTCGACCCGTATATCGGCGATCTGCCGATTACGCACATTGATGATGGAACCCTGGCGCCGTTTGTGCGTGACCGACAGAAGCCGACCAAGACGGCGCAGGGAAAGATTAAGCCGGGGGTATCGAACAGGACGGTGAACATCGCCCTGCAACGAGTCGTCAGAATCTTGAACCTTTGCCATCGTAAGTGGCGGGATGCAGAAAAGCGGCCGTGGCTTGATAGCGTGCCGATGATATCGATGATGGAGGAAAGGAAGTCCAGCCGGAAACCTTACCCGCTGTCCTGGGAAGAGCAGTCCATGCTGTTTGCCGAACTGCCGGATCACCTGTTGAGGATGGCCCTCTACAAGGTCAATACCGGATGCCGGGAACAGGAGGTTTGCAAGTTGCGGTGGGATTGGGAGATACGGGTGCCTGAGCTCAGTACCAGCGTGTTTCTGATACCGGCCGGGTTTGGCGGACGAAGTGCCAAGGCCGGAGTGAAGAACGGCGATGACCGCCTGGTGATTCTGAACAAGGTAGCGATGTCCATCATTGATGGCCAGCGCGGCCTACATAGGGAGCTGGTGTTCCCCTATGGACAGCCAGATCAATTCGGGCCCACGGCCATGCATCGGATGAATGATTCAGCATGGAAGAAAGCCAGAGTGCGCGCAGCCGACAAGTGGGAGAAGGACCACCGGACACCCGCGCCCCCCGGGTTCAGATCGATCAGGATTCACGACTTAAAGCACACCTTTGGCAGAAGGCTACGTGCAGCAAGCGTGACAGAAGAAGATCGGAAGGCATTGTTGGGACATAAGAACGGCAGCATTACGAGCCACTATTCTACCCCGGAGCTGCAGCATCTGATTGAGGCAGCGAACAAAGTATCAGCGACCGATTCGCGAGGGCCGGCACTGACCATCTTGAGGAGGAAAACGGGTTGA